AATCCTTTATACACACCCTTTAATTCTTCATCTAATTCTTCGTAAATTTCTTTTATTTCTTTACTCATATTAGAAAACGAAGTTGCAACTTTTATATTTTTAGCAATACTTAAAGATTGTTGTTTTAAATTTTGTAAAATTGTTTGTTCAATTGAAGTTAAATTTTCTTTTTTTGCTTCTAATTCTGTTATTGCAGATGTTAATAACTTTTGATTATAGTTTAATTCATCTAAAACTGCTATTCTTTTTACACCATCTTCTTTATTTAAATTTGCTAATCTCGCTAATGAATCAATTGAATCTGCCGCATAGGTTGCTGCATCTCTAAATGTTTGTCTATTCGCATCTCCAGCTTCTGCGATTGAATTAACCATTTTTACACCACTCAACGTTGTTTTTTGTAGAGAATGTTTAAACCCTTCTTGTAAATCAGATAATGAACTTATACTTTCCCCTGCTGTTTCATAAGCATTTATTACACCTAAAGTAGCTTGTCTTTGTAGTTTAATAGAACTAATTATTTTTTTTAAATCTTTTTGGTGTCTTGTAAGTTGTTTTTGTTTTTCAGCTTCTAATTGTTTTCCGTTTTTTAATAATTCATTTTCCTCACCTCTGAGTTTTAAAATTTGAGACACTAAATCTCTTCTTTTTTGTTCTAAAGTTATTGATTGTTGTGAGTTATTTGGTGAATTATCTGCCATTACTTAGTGCCATACTTTTTCATATAATCTTTTAAATCCTGATAATTATCATCAATATCCTTTAATTTTTTCGCAATATCAGGATGAACGCCGGCTTTTTCTGCTGCTTTTATATATCTATCCCCTATTCCTTTGTGTAATGATTTAAAAAAATTATCTATAATAGAAGATAAAAGTCCTTCTGTAAGTTGTGGTTTTTTATTAGACATATTTTGTATTTTATTTATTAATAAATATCATATAAAATAAAAAGTTAGGAGTTTATCGTCTCCTAACTTTACTATTTGATTTTTGTATTTCTTCTTGTTCTTTCTTTTTAATTTCCAATAATTGATGAACGTATAATCTTCTGATATGTAATGGTAAATTAAACATATCTGAAAATGTAAAACCTCCATTACCGTGAAACACCAAAAAGAATATTTCTTCGTAAAGAATTTTTTGATAATTAGTTGGAAGGGTAAAAAAAGTTGACCCCAAATGGGATATCTAGCGCCTCCGTTTCGCCAGTAACTTCTGAAGTAAATTTAAATGTTAAATCTAAATCAGGCGATATATTTTTAAGATGTTGTCTAAATGCTTTATTATCTCCCGCCAACATATTTGTTGCAAATTTATTTATAAATGCTCTATCGGTATTTCCTTCAACCGAAAGTAACATATATTTTAATCTTGTGGTAATTTCCGAACCTGCAACTTTGCCTTTATTTAATCTTTCTAATGCTTGAATTTCAGCATTTATATCTTTTTCATCTTTATGCGTAAGAAATTTAAATTCTATTTCTTTTTTTGATATTGGTAAAAAGAATTTATATTTGTTTTCTTCATTTAAAACATTAAAATCTACATCTTTAGTTTGAATTTCAGATAAATCAATTTTTACTTTTTGTGTTTCACCACTAAACGGATCTGTTATTTCTACATCGTAATCAGAACCGTAACCTAACATACGAGTTGCTAAATATACTGCATTAATATCACCAATAATTAAATCATTAACATTGACATCTTTTTGTACTACTATTGATTCTAATAATTTTTGTAATACTATACCTTTATTAATTAAATTTCTATCAGCTAAAATATCTTCTTCTCTAGCTGTCATATATTTAATTTCTAATTTTCCACTACTTAATGGATTTGATTTTGGATATACCTTTCCTTCAGATGGTAACGATATAACTTGTGTTGGGAAATCAAATGATGATACTGATTGTTGTGTTTGTACGATTGGTTCAGTACCTCTTTGAATACTTATTTTTTCTTCCATAATAACTTATTTGTTTTATATAACTATTTCTTTTTTATTTTTTTGGTTCTAAACTATCATCATCCTGTGTTGAGAATGGTTTGTATGGGTTTATATATTTAGAAACACCACTTGCTGCTCCACCATTTGTATAACTCCAACTACTTCCGCTTGGATACATTTGTGTAAATGATGTATTTAGGTTTGGCCCATTTAATACTGCAGTTCCTCCTACACCAATTGATATACTATTGTAGTTATCATTTACTTTATCAAGTTCTTCTTTAATTGTATCCCACTGTTTTGGAGTTGCTGTATAATCATTACAAGCTTCCATAAAACCTTTCATCCAAATAACAAATTCTTTTGATGTCATAACCTATATATTTGTATATATAAATATAAATAAAATAAAAAAGGGATACAAATTTTGTACCCCTTTTCTTTATTAATTTTACTTTGATTAGAATTCCAAAATTGCGTAATCATAAGTTAAAGTTACTGTAATCATAACTGGATCATTTGAACTCCAATCTACATCTCCAAATTCTGCTGCACTTATAAATGCACCAATTAATTTCCACTGCTCAACTTTATCACCTACAGGACCTAACATATAAAAATTTACATTCTTTTTGTAAAAATCTGCGTAACCATCTCTACCTGTGATAGATTCGTGTGATGTTCTAATCCACTCCATTACCGCTTGTGCTCCTGATGGTACAATTGGATCGTATAATGTAATTGTTATATCAGTCCAATTAGATTTACCTTTAATCTTTCTTTTAAGATTAATATGATCTAATTCTACTACTTCACTTTCAATTTTTGGTCTGTTTGCGGTTTTTACCATAAAAGATGGAATACCATCAATTTCCATGATAAAACGATTCGCTAACTTCGGTTCAAAGTTCGTAGTAAATATTTTGTCAAATGATAGAACGTCAGCCATTTTTTATTTCTCCTTTATCTTATATAAGTATATCTTTTTTTTATTTTATGCGTCAAAACTTGCACCAGTTGGTAAGATGTTGAAATCAATTTGAATGAATTCAGCTGTCTTAGTTGGTTGTAAGAAGATAGCACCTTTTAATATGTTTCTATCAATTACATCTGGTGTGTTATTAGATTCATCCATTACAACACGGAATGCGTACAAACCTTGTCTTTGTTGGATATTTTCTAAATATGGATTTACCACATTTAAGAATCTGTTTCTTGTATCAGTAGTATTTTGTTCAAATACTAAATAACGAGAAGTTGATGCAATAAATTTCTTTACTGTTATTAATAATCTTCTAACATTAATTCTATCTAATGCTGAAGGTTTAGCTTGCAATGTTTTTTGTCCATAAACACTTATTCCTTGTCCAGGAAACACTGCGATTGGATTTACTCTACCTTCGTATAAGGTATCTCTTTCTGCGTGTGTAAGTCTATTTGTTATACCATTAGCACCTACAACACCACCTCTGTTTAAACCTGCTGGTGCAAACCATTCAGCTTGCAAATTATCATTATTTGCAAATACACGCGGCATTAATACTGAAGGTGGAATTGTAATTGTATTACCACTTGCACTTCTTGTTTTTAACCAAGGATAGTAAACTGCTGCATAGTTTGTATCTAAATCTTTTACTGCATCAACTACATTATCTGGTGATGTAGATAAATTTTCATTTTTATATGCATCCATTATATAGAATGCATCTCCTCTACCTTCACACAAATCAATACCAGCTTGTGCTACAACAGGATGCCAATCGTAAATTACACCTGGCATAGCTAATAAATTAATATCCCACTCATCTGCATTTGATAATGCGTTTAAACATTTAATGTATGAACCACTATCCAATCCTTCCAAATCAAATCCCTGAGAATTGTTTGAACCAAATTCATTATCACCATCTTTTGCAACTTTAACAGTTGGATTCATACCATCAAATCCACCTTGAAAGGCTATTGTAAATTGTCTTTTAGCTACATCAGAAGCAGTTGAACCTGTCAATGGTAAACCATTTACAGTATCTAATCCAAATACTGAATTAGAACCTACTCCTGCATTTGATGGAATTGGTTTTAAATAAATTAAATTATCTGTATTTCCTTGTAAATCTATACCACTATATCTTGCAGATGAATCATTTGATGCTGTAGTATATGTTACGGCTGGAATTGCGTTTGAAATTGCAGCTGATGCACTTACAAATAATGTATAAGCACCATGTCCATAAGGAACTGCTACTACAGGATATAAAGCTGAATCTTTAATTTCAACTCTTACATATTTTGATTTATTTAAAAACTCACCTGTTTCTGTAATTTTTCCATTATTATCAATAGTTGTAACGATATCACCAATTAATTTTGCTATATAATTTGTAGAAGTTGGATCTAAATTTACATTATCCCATTGTTCGTATATAGTTTGTTTTGAATCTGTATCATCAAATGCTCTAACATATACTGAGAATGAACCATAATCAGAACCTTTAACACTTCCTGCTGGTTTTACATTTCCTATTGAAATTTTAACTCTTTTATTTTCGTTATCTCCTTCTGCAATTGTATGGAATTTAAACAAATCATATCTATCACCACTTATTGCCTGTGATTTAACCCAAGGAGTATATGCTGTACTTGCTTCATATGTAAAATCTTGAACACCACCAACACTCGCAGTAACATGTACGTTTGAATTGTATGTAATTCCAAAACTTCCACTATTTTTAAATAATGCATATACATAAGCACCTTTTGCTCCTAATGGAGAAACACCGTAAACATCTTCAATATCAGATGTATCAGTTGGATCTATTGATGCACTATAAGCATTGATGTTTGAACCACTTATCCAAAAATCACCACTACCTGCAGTACCTAATGTAGTTAAATTAGTTGATAATGCATTTGCAGAATCAGTAGAAAATAATACACCTACCGATGCTGATACACCACTTGAGGTATTATGAGCAGTTAAGAAAATTGGAGTTTGTTCACTATATCCAATTAAACCTGCAGTTCTACAAATTGTTACAACACCATTTTCTCTTAAATAGTTTTGTGCTGTTAATGATGTATAGTATGAGCTATCATCAGAACCAAAAATTTCAGTCAATTCAGATTGACTAGTTACTATTGTTGGTTTCCATGCTGGTCCTTGTTTAAAAGGTCCTACGATTGCAGCTCCAATTTCTCCAACGCCAGTTGCGATGAAACTCAAATCGTTTTCTCTTGTAAACACACCAGGTGATACTAATTTTTCAGCCATTTTATATGTTCTCCTTATGAATTAAGTTTATTTATCTTAATATAAATATACAATACTTTTTGTAAAATATATTATTGTTTTGGTTTTAGAGTAAATTCGCCTGTGTTTAAATCTAAATCTCCATCACCAAATTCTTTTTGTATTTCATCCAAAAGAGAATTTTGATTTTTTTGAATTTCAGAATAAAAATTTAATAAATTTTGTTCTTCAATTTCAATATCTCTTTTTGCTAATTGTAACTCTCCCAATTGTTGAATTGTATATCCAAATTGAGATCTTAGTTCCTTAATTTTTTGTAACTGTTCATCTTTAATTTTTGCCATAAACTTTATTTATATATAAATATATACAAATTATTACAAACCATATCTTCCTTTAAGATTATTCCAAATATATCCTATCTCAGTTGCCGTTAAAGCTCTTTGATAAAAGAAAAATGATCCTAATTCACCAGTATTGTTTTGCATCAAATAAATATCAGAAGTTCCAGTCGTTGCAGCTGCTGTTGTACTCGCACTTGCCACTTCTGTATTATTGTTATATATTTTTGTTGTACCTGCACCTGTTGTAATCGCTATCATTCTCCATCCAGTTAAAGTTTGCGATGTTGCTGATGTGTTACCGTTTGGTGTTGATGTAAATGCTATTGTTGTACCATTTGCATTTAATGTATAATCAGTTCCTCTTTTTAATATATCACCCGCACTACTTTTAACAAAAGCTACAATTGAATATCCGTTTGCAGATGTTGTATTAAAATTTGAATTTCCAGTTCCACTACTATAAGCTTGTTCTTTAATACCATACTTACCGTTTGCAAATGTTAATGATTTTGGGGATGTAGCATTAAATGTAGGAGCTGTTATTGCAGGATTTGAAGTACCACCTGTTAAATTAAATCCAGTTGAATATCCTGCTATATCATTAAAGTTTGTTGTAGAAACCGCTGTATTATACGAAGCGGTAAATTGTGGTTCTAAATAACAAACTAAATTTTGCCATGGAATTGGTGCAGTTGCTGCTCCTTTATTATGTGATATAAATCCATTTCCTAAGAATGTGTGTGCTACATCTACTGTTATAGTTGCGATTTCTAAAGTTTTTTTCATAAATTCAACTTTATAAACTTCAACTTCTTCTATTGCACCAGTTGCTACATTCCATTTTATTAATTTATCACCTTCTGTCACATCTTCTGCTCTTGTAAATTGATAAGTTTCTGTTATTGAATCCCAAGCAAAAAATGGGTGAGCGTGAGTTGCACTAATTGCACCATCATTAAATTTTACATATTCATCTATAAAAGAAAAATAAATATTACTTACAACTGCATCTACTACTTGTCCATTAATTTCGTTTTGATACCACCAATACCATTCACCTTCATCATTATCAGGTAACCATGAAGGCATTCCATCAGGAACAAATGTTTTAATTGTATCTCCAACATATAAATCACCAGCTTTAACAGTAGAACCATCTGCTAATAAAATATCTGTATCAGTAGAAACACAAAGTACATCTGAATTAATTGCATTATAGGTATCAACCGAATAAATTGTTTTAGTTGCTGCTGCTATGCTTCCAGTGTTACCTGTTGCATTTACATTATAAGTATCATTATAAAATGCCGTTAATGTTGTTGCATTTGAACCACTATATGCTCCATTTGCAAAATTGTTTGCGTTTATAGCAGTTGTAGAACCTTTTGTTCCTATTGTAAAATATGTATTATCACTTATTGTAATTGAATAATTGTTTGCAACTTCTTTTAATCTATTATTAAATGCGATACCAGGACTTGTAAATGCGAATGTTACATTTTCTGATGTATTTTCTACAATGTATGTAAATGGTAATGTAGCCGCTACATTATCCATAGCAAATGAACTCATTGAAACTGCTGTTCCTGCTAAACCATTTGCTGCATTAAGCGATGATGATTCAGTTGTTCTTGCATTTCCTGTCCATGCTCTATATAAATTACCTAATGATAAATTTGTTTTTGGCATTTTATTTCTCCTTTAACTATTATATATATCTAATAAATTTTTTACCCATTTATCTCTATCTGAATACTCTAACATTTTTTCTTTTAGTTTATTAAACCAATGTTTTTTGTACTCATAATCACTATTCTTTATCCACTGCACCGTTTGTTCAAATTCCGTTTTAGTTTCTGCTCTAAACGGATAACTAAAATTTTTTAACCAATCTTTACTCAATATAGGTAGTTTTCCGTAGTCAACCGCCTGAAAAATTGAATATCCAAATGGTTCGTAATTAAAACAACTATGTGATATTCCCCAATCTAAACGATAAAACCAATCTAGTTTTTCGTATTGGAACATATATCTTCTAGCTTTTTTAAACCTAACCCCATATCCTTTTTCCCACACATTATTTAAAACTTTTATAGTTGTAAATAAATAACAATCTATATTTTCTAAATACCAAACCCTCTTTCTCGTCTCTGTTCTCGCAGCAAATCCAACTTTTTTTGAATCACTCAATTCTAAATTATGTTGAAAATCATAATAATTTGGAATATCAATAAATTCGTACTTACCATGTTTTGGTGTTTGGAATAATCCTATCCAAATTCTCTTTTTTGCTTTTTCTATTATATTATTTTCCCATTCACTATCTGCACCATAATGTTGCATACCAGGTGATTCGGAAAACAAACCAGCTTTTAGAGACATATCTATTGAATTATGCATAACATAACTCTCTATCTTGTCTAAATTGTTAAAGATTGCTGAGTTAGGATAATAGTGCCCATGTAGTATGTGAATTCGCCGAGCACCATTTATAAGTTGTTCAAACTTTTCGTTATCATCAACTTGCCAATAAATTTCGAGAGGATATTTACTCCCCTCGAAATCATCTGGCTTTTTTCTATGTATTAATAATACTGCTTTTACTTTTAAATGTGGTACTACATACTCTACAAAATTGTTAACCCAAACATCACTTCCCGCACCTATTTTATTTCCGAAACCTGTTGTATAATAAACATCATACATTTTTATAAACTGTTATTCTTTTTCAACCCCTCTACTTCTAATCTTAAAGATTCGATTTGTAATTGTTGTTCTTTCATACCTTCAATTAACAATGCTACTAATCTATCGTATTTAACAGCTTTATATCCATTATCTCTTGTTGTTACGATTTGTGGTAATACTTCTTCAATTTCTTGTGCAATTACACCCACATCGTTTCCTTCATATCCATGTTCGTCTTTTAATTCTGCTTTCCAATCGTATGTGTTACCACTTATTTTTCTAATTTTATCAATTGGATTTTCAATTGGTTTGATATTTTCTTTGAAGTTTTTATCTGAAGATGAGAACGCTACAACATCACCTGCTGCATCAATTCTACCTGCAGTTGTACTTGCTGCCATACCAACACCGATTGAATTAAATCTAACATCAGATGAAGTTGCTACTGCTTGTCCAATAGAAATTGTATGTGCAATACCTTCACCAGTTGTTGCTCCAGTTGTAGAAACACCTGTTCCTGCTGTGATTGTTGCTACATAGTTACCGGTTGTATCAGTTCCTAATGCTACTGAATCAGCTGCTACATATGCATTTAATGTAATAGTTCCTAAATCAGTTGATTGTGCAGAACCGCTTAAATCACCACCTAAATTAATAATAATATCTTTTCCTTCTAAAGTATCTAATCTGCTATCTACTGAAGTTGAAAATGTTGTATTTAAATATGATGAAGTTGTTTCTAATAAATCTAATCTACTATCTACTGAAGTACTAAAGCCTACATATAAAGATGCAGTTGCTTCAACAACATCTAATCTACTATCAACTGATGTTGAGTATAATGTTACATTTCCAATACCATAAATAGTAGAAGAAGATATTTCATTTGTTACATTAAGAGATGTTGATATTGAAACGCTTGTTCCATCATCACTAATTAGAGAATCTACCAAATGATCACCATCATCAACTTTTACTATTTTATTATTTGTTAATGCTACTTCACTTCCTAAAGTTGCTGATTTAGGACCAGATAATAATCTTGCCGAAGCATATCCTGAACCACTTGGATTTACATATACCCAAACGTCATTTGCAGAATCCCAAAATAATGATCCTGTTGTTGCACTTGAACCAGAATCAATTACTTGGATACCACCCCATCTTACTGCTGGACTATCTGTATTTAAAATTACTGTGTTTGTTCCTATTGATACTGCACTTGCTGTAATGTTTTGTAAAGATGAAGAACCTTGAACAACTAAGTTTGCACTAACAAAAAGTGAACCAGTTATTGTTTGAGTTCCGGTAAATACGTTATTACCATTAAGTAAAGCGTAATTAGATGCTGCACTTGCACTAAATGAGGTGTATTCTGCATCGGATGCTGAAATTGATGTTGCAAATGCACCACTTACTGAGCTTAAGTTACTAGCTGCACTTGCAGAGAACGAAGTGTATTCTGCTTTGGATGCTGAAACACTTGTTGCAAATGCACCACTTACATTACTTAATTCTGTTTCTGTTACAAATCCTGTGTCTAATGATGAACTAAATGATTCTAATGCATCCAATCTACTATCAACGGAAGTTGAATAATCTGCAACATTTCCTAATCCAGTTAATGTAGATGCACTTAATGCCCCAATTACTGAAGCTGATCCACTTACTCTAAACGATCCTGTTACAGAAGTAACGGCCGCAGATGATGTACCAAATGATGAATTTCCGTTTGCTATTACACCTTGATCAACTTGAAATCCATTAGCGGTGTTTGAAAGTGTTTGTACTACAACACCATTTGAAACCATTTTAATAGAGCCAGTTGAAATATAAAGGTCTCTCCATGCTTTTGTTAATGAACCTAAATCAAATGTGTTATCTGTTTGAGGTATTAATGATGAACTTAATGATGCTACAACATTTACAGTATCTGCCGTTGCATCACCTATTGTAATTGCACCACCTAAAGTTAAATTACCTGCGATATTAGCATTTCCTGTAATATCTAATCCTGAACCAGATATTGCACCAAATGTACCAGTACTACCAGTACCACTTGCACCTAATGTTATATCACCGTTTTCACCACCAATTTGTAGTGTTCCTAATGATGTATTTACATACGGTTCACCGAATGCTAATGAACCACTTTTTTGTGCGGTTGTACCGCGTCTAAATTTTAAAGCCATGTTTAGTTATTCCTTTATATTATCATTTGAGACATTTATGTAAACTTAATTATATTAATAAATATTGAGAAAATTAAATTAAATTATTTTTTTTAACAATTTTCGTTATTTTCTGTAAAGGTCGCACCTCCACTATATGTTCCTCTAATTATTGATCGTGTTCTACTAAATCCAGCTTCCAATTCTTCATTTTGAATAACATCCCCATCACATTCTGTATAACTTAAATAAAATGATACTGGAGGGTCAGTAGTGTCATTTTGAAAGGTTGCTGATATACATGCACATTTATCATGAAACTCACTTATAGAATCATTACTATTATCAATGGTGTTTACACTATATAAATAACCATAAAGATTCATAGCTACATTTGCTAATCCACCATGGGCATTTTCTGCAATTTGTTGAAATGAAATTTGTCCTGATGCAGGAAGTCTTACTACGTTTGGCATTTTAGATAATCTTTATAATAAATATAAAAATTATTCTATCTTAAAAAGTTTTTTTTCATAAGAATATGGTTCTTTATCCCATAAATTAATAGCTATTGCTTTTCTTGTTCCACTTAAAACGGTATCAACCCTATGAGGAACTAAACCTGCATCAAATATAATAAGACGATTTTGTTTACAAAGTATTACTTCTGGTTGTTCGTTTTCTCCGTTTGTATAAATATTTAATGCACCACCTGTAAATTCTGAACCTAATGGATAATACACACATCCAATAACAGGAAACATTCTATTGCCGGTATCTTTACGATATTGAACATCATCATCATAGTGCATTTCTAAATAATTTCTAAATCTACTGTTTGGATCTGCTTCTTGCACTCCCGTCCAATATTCAAACCCATCTATTGTATAAAGTTTGTTAATAGGACAATTATATCGCCAAATATATTCAATTAATTTTTTCTTTGTAGTATTTGCATTATTATTCCACCAACCTTTCCAATAATAATAATGGCCTGGATCTGCAAAAAATGTTTGATCATTTTTTATATCATCTAACAATTCTTTATCTTTAATAAAATTATCAATTACAACTATCATACTAAGGATTATAAATATAATTTACATAATTTTCATTATCACCAAATCTACTTTCAACATCTAAGGTATTAAATTTATTAATTTTATAAGGATAATCCTCTACACCTAATTCTTCAAATCGTTTTGCGATATCATCATTATAATGTTCTCTAATGGTTCGTACTCTACGTTGTATATCTGCTCTTGCTATATCATGTGAATTTTGTCCATCACCACTATTGTGAATAAATTGAATATATCCTAATTCTGAAATTTTACACATTTTTGTATGTAAAAATGTTCTTACAATTAATTCGTAATCATCTGCTATAGATAAATCTCTGTTGTGTCCTCCAATTTTAAAATATACATCTTTTCTCCATGCTCTTACATGATTTGGCACACCTACTATATGTCTTATTGTTTTTGGATTTATATTGGGTTGTATTGCAACATCCCATTCCCTGCCATTATAATTATATTTTCTATATGCACCATACCACAATGCAAACGGTTGTTCATATGTAAGTGATTTCCAATTTTGGTTTATTTCAACCGAATCGGTATAGAAAAAACCAGCATCTGGAAATATTTGACTTGCATTAAAAAGATATTCACTACATTTTTCTGTTAATAGGTCATCATGATCAAGCTCTGCCAAAATAAAACCTCTACATAATGAAGCTGCTCTATATTTTGATTCACCAATTATATTACCACTTTTTTCTTGAAATGAATATACTTTTACTCTATGATCTAAAGATGCTATATTTTTTGCAATTTGAAGGGTTTTATCATTATCGTTTGAATCATCAACAATTACCCATTCCCAATCCTGATACGTTTGGTTTACTAATGATTGATATGTTTCATATAATCTTACACCAGTATTATATGTAGGGGTAAAGTAAGATATTAATCTTTTATTATTTTGATTTAAAATTTGGTTCATAGCACAATTATATGCATATGTACCAATATTATCATCTTCTTTTTCTATATGAATCCATTTTTTCCTAACTTCAAATGTATTGCTATATAAATTTTTATAATCGTAATTATTTTTACCTACTGTAATTATACAATCTGGTTTAAAACTACATATTTTCTCATTAATATTATTATCATTTTTTATATAGTCAACTTCTAATGAAGAATCTTCATAATAAACACTTTGTTTTGATTTTAATTCTGGTTTATTATTTCCGATATATAATATTTTTGGAACTTTCGCCTTTTTTTTAATTTGATATTTGCTTTTTTTACCACAAAATACACCTTGATTATTTAAATCAATATCCATTAAACTATATTGTTCTATAAAATCAAATCCCCATTCATTTAATTTTTCTTCACACATTTTTCTGGTTTTACTATCATGGTATTCTATACCAATTTGTTCTACAGAATCCATTTCTTCTTTTGTAATATCTTTAAAATAGATTTCACCACCTTCTATATCACATTTTATAATTTGTGGTTTATAATTAAGCAAATTTTTTATTTTTTCTTTACTATCTACAAATAATTGAAATATTTTATATTTTGAATTATTACGATAAACTGTGTTGTATTTATTAATTTCGTATAAATTTGCATCAAATCCAATTACTATTTTTGCATCATTATTTACAAACCATTCTGCACTACTTAGCATATTTGGATCATAAGTTGCTTCATAAAAAGAACAACCCATATCTAATACAACTTTATCTTTTACATCTAAAAATGACCAATGAATTTGTGGGTGTTCACTATTAATATTTTTCATATTTTATTTTATATCAAAAAAGAATAATTGAAAAAATCTACTATCATTAATGTTAGTTCCATAATATTCAGTTGCAGCATGTATACATTTAGCATCAAATAAAACCAAACGATTAAATACGTTTCCAACTCTATCAACTAATTCAAAAGAAGAATTATCATAAAAATTAATTTGATCACCATATCCACTAAAAGTTTTTTTAAATGTTTCTTCAGTATAATTTGTTTCATCAAATTTTCTAATTCCAGTAATTTTACTTTGAAATGTAGCTGTACCTGTTGATAAAGGTGCATCTGGTGACAAAAAAACTAT